TGTAGCGACCGAAGTTCGCAGTGGCCGGAGCCGTCTTGCCCCAGGTCACGGCCGGACCCGTGTTGAGCGGATCGGCCAGGGGACCGGAGATCGTGGCAGCGGCGGTCGCACTGATCGCGGTCTGCGCGAAGCCGCACATGCGGAGCAGCTTGCCGAGGGCCGACTGTGCGCCGACAACACCCGCGCCCTTCACCTCGTGACGGAAGGTGATCGAGGCCAGCTTGCGGCCGACCGCGATGGGGAGGTTCGACAGCGAGGTCTTGTAGAAGTTCCGTTCCAGCACGTTGGCATCGGTACGGATATCGGCGTCCGCCACGAGAAAAGCGTCCGCCTGCGGGGTCGGACGCGCATCCTCGTTGATGGTGCCTTCGACTTTCGCCAGCAAGAGCGAGCGGCGGGTCATTGCCGGATAGGGGGCCATTGATACCTAACTCCTGTGAATAGCTGCGGGGACGGCGCGAGGATTACTCGCCCTTGATCTCTTCGCCCTTGTCGTTGACGCGGACTCGCTCGCCCTTGTCGTTGATGGTGAAGGTGCCGCCGACGCCCTGGTAGGGGTCGTACTCGCGAGCGTCTTGGAAATCGGTGCGGCGGCTTTCCTTGACCGCCTTCTTGGTCGGCTCCTTTGCAGCCGTCTGCACGAGGGTCTCGGCCGGATTGGCGCCCTTGGCCGAACTGACGCGGGTGTCGGCGTTGTCCTCGGGGATCTCGCGCTTCTCGATTGCCATGGTCTTATCCTCTCGCTCGGGTGGGATCACCCTGGTAGTGTTCGTACTGCACTAAAAGCATTAGGACCCCGCCGGGGGAGGAGTCAGCATCTCCCTCGATCTGAGGGTTCGAGCCGGTCTCGGAGATACCGTTTACCCGCCCTCCTAGAGTTTGGCGCTCGTTATCCCCAAAGAAGGCGGATTGAAGCCGGCCTAAATAGTATCGGTACACCTTATATGGATCAATACCTTCAGTTTTTTCGAAACGAAAGTCCAAGAATACAGTCATGTTTTTTTGAATGAGCGGGTAGAGGTATTGCACAACCTCCTCGCCGCCCTGGTCGATCCCGAGAGCGGGTGCGGTGATATTGCTATAGGCGTCCACCGATCCGGTCACGACCGTCTCCCACATAGGAGTACCGTCGTCGTGCGTCATCTCGCGTATACGCCGCTGTAGCTCCTCGATTAGCCTGTCCTGCACCGTGGGTTCGGCAGCGTCGAGAACGTCTTCGATGTGCGGCATGGCTACTTACCGATACGGTTCGGGGTGAGGGGGCGAGCCCAATTCGAGGCCCGAGGACGAGTACCGCCTTCACCGACATAGACCTTGCCGCCCTTGAGCGAGATCTCTAGGTTTGCGGTGTAGACGAGATTGATCTGCTCCGTCAGGATCGTATAGAACTTCGCATAGAGTTGCGGAAGCATACGGTCGAAGGCGGATCGAATATACCTGCCCCCCGGTATCTCTGCTTTGTCCACGAGAAGATACAGGAGGACGAGCCCTTTGCGGTTCTTATACGCGATATAGCTACGGCCTGTTTTGCCGCTCTTATAGACGAATGTGCCGAGCGGCTTCCATGAGAGAGGACCACGCCGCTTAGGAGACCCGTCAGGATGGAGAGCGGCAGGCAGAGGGATTGCCAGTTTGGTCGCCTTCTTCGGACGAACCGTGGCACCGTACTCGGGGACAGCGACATTGGATGGGACAAGGAAATACCCCCGGATGCTGTCGTAGGTCCGACCCCCGCGCACACGCGCGGAAGCCATAAGAGCCTGCCGCCCCCGACCACTGCGTGCCGGGAAGTCTGCCGCTGCTGTTCGCGCCACCGTGATAAGCCACTCCTCAAAGGCAGCGGCGAACTTCGGGGCGGTAAGACGTTCCAGTACGTCAGAACGAGAAAGCCTGCGGAAGGCTGTAATCGCCCCCGCAGGTATCTGGCTACGTACGATCTGTAAGCGCTCAGCCATAGCTTGCAGCCGTCTGCACGTTAGGTCCGACCGACCAGGGGCTTGCGGATGCCGAGCAGGAGACCCTGCGCCTCGCGAATGAGGCCGGTCGATCCGCCACGGTCGTAGGTCTCTTGCACGTTCTCGTTCGACTGCACAGTCGTCTTACCGAGCGCATTGTCCTTGTTCTTCTTCATGAGGTACGCCGCCTGGATCGCGGCTGCGGTGCGGATGTTGTCGGGTACATCCAGCACCTTGAGCGTCCCGCCTGCATTGGCGTCTTTCAGGGGGTACCCCGCCCAATAGGTGACGCGCAGTCCCGAGCGAGCGGATCGCGTGGTGATATCCACGGAGAGCCGACCCATTGTCGCGTCCTCTACCTCGAAATAGACATCCGGTACTACCTCGAAACCGTTATCGCGGAACCGCCCACGACTACTGTAGAGTACCTCGATAGGCTTATTGAGATCGACGGGCAGGTTACGCAGCCCCACAGTGAAGGGGTCGCCCTGGAACCGGTCGCGCGTCGGGAAGGTCTCGGTGTACTGCGCATAGTCGAAGCCTGCGCGAGTAAAGGTACGGACGGCAGAACTGGCAGCAATGATCCAGGGCTCGACTCCTGTATCGAACTCGCTGTTCGTCCGCGCCACGGAAGTGATCGCCCGAACGTCCTGTACGCCGCAAAGAACAGTTTCCATGGTTCCCTCGTACAAAAAAGGGAGCCACCCGTAAGTGACTCCCTGAAAGCAGATCGGGGTTGGGATCAGCGCCGCAGGGCGAGCCGGCGAGGCGTGGGACCGGAGACCTCCTCTACGGGTCGAGGCACGTTCCGCTGAATGTCGAAATAGGGTTTCTCGTAGAGTTCCCCGTCCGCGTCCCGCACCTCCTGATAGAGTTGTTCCAGTTCCAGAGCCGTGGCGTCCTCCACGACGACCGGATTGTTGACCTTGTAGTGGATGTTCTTCCACACGTAGGTCTTGCCGCGAACCAGAGTGGCGGTCGTGACCGTATCACTCTTGGTCGCGGGAGTTGTTGCACTTGCCACGGCAGACCGATCCTTTGCGGCTACCTTCGTCGGAACAGTACGCGATAGAGCCATAGCTCAGATAATCCTCATTAGATTGCGATACGCCGTGGCAAGGCAGTATCAGTAGACCCGGCTATCTTAGCCGATGTTGATGGCCTTGACCATCATGTCTTCTTCCTCGACGGCGATGCCGAGGCGCATGGTCAGAACCATGATGAAGGCGCGCTCACGGATGTCCTTGTCGAACTCCATGCGCAGGCCGCGCTGCACGCCGATGATGAGGTTCGACGGCACCATCATGATGGCGGTCGAGTTCGGCATGTAGGCGGTCGAGGCCATGGGAACGCCGAGGGCCGACACGGGCGCCTGCCCGGTGAGGATGCTGTCGCCGAGCGCGGTCTGACGCTGAGCCACGGCCATGCGGTAGTCGATCTCCTTCGTGCGGGCCAGATAGATCCGCATCTGCGAGAGGAGGTTCTGGTACCGATCCGGCAGGGCCTTGATCATGTTCGCGAACAGTTGCGGGTCCATCGGATCGCCGCCCTGGTTCACGATGTTCGACTGCACCAGCTTGAGCAGGCCGTCTTGCAGCTTGAGGAAGCTGTCGCTCGACGTGCGGTCGGACGCGATCACCATCTCTTCCAGATCGAGCGCGACGCGCTGGGCCAGAAGGTCCAGAACGGTCTGCTGGAACTGGTTGGTGTCGATGTCGCCGCCCTCGATGGCGTCTTCGAGCACCTCGTACGGCAGATCGAGTTCGGCGATCACCTCGGACGTGGTGAGGGTCACCTTCTCGGTCGCGATCCGCACGCGGTCGGCACGGGCCAGCGCACGGGTACCTTCCTCGCCGGCGCGGGGCGAAGAGATCGTGCCCTGGTTGGCCGCACGGAGGACGCGCTGGCCGAGACCGATCTTGTTGATCTCCATCGTGTTCGTTTTCATGTTCACGTACCGCGCATCCTTGGAGATGCGGGCCGAGTCCATGACCTTGCGGACGAAACGCTGGGACTGCTGCGGCTGCATGAGACCGCTGCCGGCCAGATCGGCCAAGGCGGTGTCGGCGCGGCGGATGAGTTCGCTCTCGGTCATAACCTAACTACTCCTGATGGGCTTTCGGTTGGTGACGCCCTAGGGCGACGGTGGGGTGGAACCTGTATTACGTGGTCGGGATGCCGAGCAGGCCCGACACGAAGCGGGAGCGCTCGCGCGCATCGTCCTCGCCGCCGTTCTTGCGCGTCTTGGAGATGTTCCGCGAGGCGTCCTCGCTGGACGACTGCGAGAACTGCGACCGCTTGGCGATCCGGTCGATGGACGCGTTGGCCGTGGCCGCCGCCTTGGTCGCCTTGTCGGTCTTCTCGGCGAGGGACTTCATTTCCTTGCCGATCTCGCCGAGGCGGTTCTGCACCGGCTTCATGGCGTCCTTGACCGCGACACCGACGCTCTTGCCGATGGCCGCCGCGATGACGGACGGGTCGAGCCCCTGGCTTGCAGACGGCTGCACGTCGCCCTTCTTGGTCTTGGCCGCCTTCGGAGCGGGCTTCTGCTGCTCCTGCGTCTCGGTCTCGTCCTCGCCTTCGTCCTCGTTCTCGTCCTCCTCGTCGGGATCGGGGTTGTTCTCGATGTCCGCCTTCCACGTCTTGACGAAGGACTTGACGCTCGCCGTCTTCTTCGCGCTCGCTTGCTTGAGGGCGGCAGCGAACACGTCATCGACGGTGCCGACGATCTCGGCCATCTCGGCGCCGATGCCGTTGAGGGCGGCGCGCTTGGCGGCGCTGTCCTGGCCGGAGCCGAGCACGTTCTTGACGGCGTAGAGCACGGCCGACATGATGGTCTCGGTGCCGGGCGGCAGACCATCGGACATGCCGTCATCGAGCACGTCCTTCACGGTCTGACCGTTCGACACGTACATGTCGTACCAATCGACCTTGACGGCGCGCACGGTCTCCTGATCGTCGTCGCCTTCGCCGTCCTCGCCCTCGGACTCTTCGTCCTCGTCGCCCTCGGCGTCCTCGTCGGCGTCCTCGCCCTCGGCCTCGTCGTTGGCATCGTCGGGCTGATCGCCCTTGCCGCCGGCCTTCTTCGCCTTGGCGGCCTTCTTGGCGCGCTTGGCGACAGCTTCCTCGGTGAGCTGGCCGACGTAGCCGACGACGCCGACCGTGTCGGTCTCGATCTCGTTGATGCGCTCGAAGTCCTCGTCCTTCACGCCCTTGGTGGCGACGACGAAGTGATCATCGTCCTCGGTGATGACGAAGTCCTTCCAGTCGTTCTCTTCCAGCCACTTCTCGACGGCCTCTTGGTCCTCGAAATGCTCCTGGCTGAATGTGAGCTTGCGGACCGACGCCTCGCGCTTGGCCGTCTTGGTCTGCTCACCCTTCTTGGCCGGCGTGATCTTGCGCAAAGCCATTTTCTTCGCTCCTTCCTTGGGTGCGCTTCCCTTTGAGGGCACCGCACGCTTGACGACGTTCCACGGAGTTTGGTTCGCCCCGTGGTCTACTATGGAAATAAACTGCGGATTGGGGTTCCGCAGCAAGCTTACTTTGATTTTTTGCGTCTTAGGCTCTTGCCTCATGGGAGTACATACCGATGGCTGTGTCCGTTGGTAGTGGCGGTCTTGGTACCGTAGCGGATCTTGTGCCAATGACCATCCGCTGCCTTGGACGTGCGGCCACCCGTCACACGCCCATTCTCGTCCAGGGTCACGAAGACAGCGTGATCGTGCCCGTCGTGCTCCTCGCTGTAGAGGAACATGTGCTTGAAGTGTTGCACCTCGACAATGGCCTCCTGCTTGTTGACCATTGCTTCGATGGAGTACCCGGCATAGTCACCGCGCTTGATCTTCTGCCAGACCTTGCTGTCGGCGATCTTGACGCCCACGACCCAGGCGCCGGGATTGTAGACCGCGTCATCGTCGCCCGCGATCCAACTCTCGATGGCGGCGGCCTTAATGACCTTGTTGTCGTGCATGATGTCGATCTGGTCGTTGAGACCCGACATCATGAAGCGATGGGCCATAAGCCGCACGTCTTCCGCGAGCATCATGTCGCCGTGGCTGTCGATCAGGTTCGGCGCGTAGACTTCGCCGTAAACAACCTGCTCGTCGGCATCGAGCTTCTTGATGCTCACGTCAAAACGCGTACGGGGGCGTGCGCCCCCTGACGTGAACTTTCGAAGTAGCTCCTGCGGTTTCATGCGGCAACACGCTCGCTTGCATCTGTCTGCAAGGATTGTTGTAACTCATTGCGAAGGTCGCTGACAATTATTTGCATTTCTTTGCGGATCATGTTGTGAAGCTGGCGCTTTTCCGGCGACGCAAGTTTGCGGAGAGGTGCCCGTTTGCGGGCCGCTACGGGCGCACGGGCGGGCGCGGCGTTGCCCCCGGTACCGGAGCCGCTGGCGTTGCCGTTCGCCGCTGGCGGGGCCGTTGGCGCGGTTGCCGCCGTTTCCATCTCGACAAGGAATTCGTTGAGACCGTCGATCTCGCGACCCTGCTGGATGTAGCCTTCGATGATCGCGAAGGGGTAGTCGCCCCACGACTCGACCACGGGCTTGATGTCCACGCCGAGCACCTTGTTCGCGATCTTGATCGCCACATTCGGGGTGAGAGCGCCCGAGGCTTCGAACGAAGACATCATCTTCGACAGGCTGTCGCTGTCGGTGATCGGGGCGCCGTTGGACTTGTAGCGCCAGAACCTCGGATTGTAGGTGCGCAGGATGCGCGTGTTCATGATGTCATCGAACGCTTGACGCTCAGGGATGAAGATCTGGTTCTCCGCAGTCAACATCGATGCGTACGCGGACGCGCGGGTGTAGTCCTCGGCGCGTCCGGTATAGATCGGCGGCAGACGGAAGGCCGAACGGACCTTGCCCTGGTTCTTCTGGTCGTAGTCCTGAAAGAGACCGTCCTGCTGCCGCTCACTGATCATCGGCTTCATGTCGATCTTCGGGGCGGCAGTCGCGTGATCCACCGATCCGCTACTCTCGTCGGCCGTCGCCTCAAGCACCATGATGCGCTGCATCGCCTTCACGCCGGTCACGGCGGTAAGGTAGCTCTCGATCACGTCGAAGCTTTCCTGCGTGAGCGCGCCGCCCGAAACGAGCACAGCCATCGCGGGGATCGCGTTGTCCTTGAAGAAGTTGAGGTTGACCAACTCGCTCTCGGACGAACCCATGATCGACTTGATCTGTCCGATCCAGCGCGGGAGACCGTAGAACGATCCCGGCGTGTAGAGCGAGAACGCGAGGATCTCCGTCGCCTGCCGCTCGAAGGGGAGGCCGGGGTTCACGAGGCCGGTCTTCGGATCGATGGGGCGCGGGTCGCCGAATTCCTTGAAGTAGACCTTTTCGGTTCCGCCGTTCTTCGTCTGCACCCAGCGGCAGAAGCGACGACGCACGATGCGCGTGACCATCTCGGAAGGATCGGCCGGGTTCGGCACCGAGACGACGACTTCGATAGCGTCCTCTTCCTGCTTGGTACGCCGCAGGGTGTTGAACGGCACGTGCTCCATCATCACAACCTCGTCGGTGAGGTTGCGGCCGATCTCGAATGCTTTGTTGCCTAGGGTCTCTTGATCCCAGCGGGCGCGCTCGCGCATCTCGCGTAGGGAGGAGGTGGCCGAGCACGAGGACAGGAACGCTTCGAGCCGCGCCTTCTCGCTCTTGGCGTCCTCGCTGTCCTCTTGGCCCTCCGGCCCGATATATTCGAGCGTATGACCGTAGGACTCGATGTTAACGACGTACGCCTCGATGCACTGACGCAGGATGTTCGACTGCGTGACCATGAACGCGAGGCGGTCGAACGAGAACACCGGCTGTACCGGGTTCAGGTTGAGACCGGCCGTGTTGTGGCCGTACCAGCTTGTGAAGGGGTCGGAGACCTGTTGCGAATTCAGGTCGGCGGCCTTCTCGATGAACTCATCGAACGGGGCGGTAACGCCCTTGCGCTCGACCTCGATAAGGCGGGCATTGCTCACGCGACCGGCGCGGCGTGCAGCCTTTACTTGCTTGGTTGGATGCAGTTTGCGGAGCGGCATGATGATCCCCAGGAAATCCGGGAACCATCGTAGTTTGCAGACGGCTGCAAGTGAACCTATCCGTCTTTATTATCCAGCGGAGGCAAGTCCACGTAGAACCGCCACACGTCCCCGCCCAGGTGTTGCCGCTTGACGATCATACCGGTACGGGTGATCCCGCCCCTCTCGATGATCATAACCATGTAGCCAGGATAGATCAAATCACCGCCATAGAGCAGGTCGTATTGGAGCTTGCCCGTATCGTGCTCGATTTTCCACGAGCCTTGCCGACACATCTCTTGAGCTACGGCGAATTGCGGGATGGCGTGCTCCCGCCAGAACTCGATATCGTCTTCGTATTGCGCCATTACGCTGCTTCCTTCGTTTTCGGCTCGAAGTACCACCACACCCCCTCGGCCTCGCTGTAGATCCAGACGCCGTGATGGTCGTCCACACGCGTGCCATCATCGGGGTTTTGCGGGAACTTCTGGTGCCCGTACATCGTGATCAGCCTTTCGTAGGTCGAGCAGATGCCGGTGTGCTTGTAGCCGGGGAGCGTCATTACTTCTTGCCTTTGCGATGGAAGGGGTTGGTCCCCATTCGGAAGGCCCACAGGGGGCAGGTAACTTGCGGGCACATGCGCGCACCCTTCGGGCCGTCAGCACAAAGGATACAGAAAGCACGGATCGCGCTCAAGCGCCCTTTGATCCGATTACGCGTGGCTTCCTCGGTGTGCCAGCCGGGGTTGTTGGCGAGGCGCAGACAGGTCGCGATGTCGTCAATCGAGATCAGCTTTGGTTCCTCGTTCGCACCGAGTCCGACAAAGGCGGCGGTACGGAGGTTCTGCTTCGGCACATGCCGCAGCCGCGCCTTTGAATCGGGGGTGTATTCCTTCTTGGCGACGACGACAGGTATAGCGTTCGGATCGACGGTGCGACGTTGAATAGGCATCACTTACTCGCTTGCGTCGCCGCTGTCCGTGGACTCATCGATATCGAGAACGTCGTCGTCCTCAATGACCGTGAGTGCTACAGGCGGCAGTATGGCATTACGGAGAGGGTTAGTTCCGAGGCGGAAAGGCCACTGCGGGCAGTTGACCGCGCCACAGCGTCGAATTTCAGCGGTTGAGCCGCCCATGCAAACCACGCAGTTCGCCCGCATCGCGGTCGCGGGGTTGTGGATGCGTTCTTTGTACTTGGCGGTGATCTGGTCCGCTACGTCGCCGCGACCGTCCAGGGGAGCACGGGTGATCGCGACAAGTGCGTCGAAGGGAATCTCGCGAGGGTGGAGCCCGCGATAAAGAAGCTGGAACTCGGTCACTTGGATGACGCCCTCAAGCCGGTTGTGCGCGTCCCAATCCCGCTTTTGTTCGGCTTCGTCGTACTCGACAAGATAGGTCCAGTAGGCTTGTGCCAGTTCGTGCATAAACTCGATGTCTTCGGCGGTAAAGCCCTGTTCCTTGAGCAAGGCATCCGACCGTAGGTCAGTATGGGTCAAGGCCATTACGTACTCTCCAAAGCATCCGCTTGTATGACACGATCCGCCCGAGCCAGTAGGTTTTCTCTTCGGCGTCGAGACGGTCGTGCTTCTTGAGGTATTCCATTAGTCCGTACGTGGACCGGATGTAGTATTCCAGATTGTCGGGAAACCAGAGCCGGAACCGCTGGCAGAAGTTGAGGTACTCATCCATCGAATACTCGGCGAGGAGCCCCGGTAGCTGGTGCGGCTTGACGCCGGCTTTGACGTACTCTCGCACGTCGGGAAGTCGCTTGCGCTGGGCTATCGCCATTAGTCGGGCATCCGAAGTTTCCGTAAGGGTATCGCATTGCGTTTCAGCGTTGTAGGTGCTTTGATGCGTACTCGCCGCTTGAGCGAGAACGGTTCCTCGACTTTGCTTGCAGCCGGCTGCAAGGGCTTGGGCCTTGTGGTGATGCGCGCTAGTTCGGAGGCTACGCTCACTCTCGGGAACCCTTCGGGTGGGCGCCGGTCGTAGAAGTCCTCGGTTTGGCCCGAAACAGACCGCCAGAAGCGAGGACGCACGTGTACGAACAGGTAGCCCGTCCGTGGATCGACCCAACTTGTCCCTAACGGTGGGTCTAGCGGAGGTTCGATCCCTGTATGCACAGACGAAGGCCCCGAAGCGAGCGCACGCTCAAGGCTTTCTACCTCTAGCTGCCGACGCATCCGGTTTCGGGTGCGGACGCGGACCTCCTCTTCCTCCCTTGCCCGCTCCCGCCGCGCGAGCATACAGTTACGGACGAACTTCCAGATTGCATGAATAACTATCAGCGCAGAGGCGACAGCCCATATCACCAAACTGTAGCCCGTGGCAGGATCGATGATGGATTGTAGGGCTTCCATCATGGCACGACCAACGACAGCAAGTACCAGAGATAGATACTCGTACCAATCCAGAACGCACCGATTACCAGAGCAGCGCATAGCAGACCCAGGAGGATCGTACGCAACAACGGAAACCTAGTATTCCGAGAGGTCGAGGCTGTTTGCTTTGGCATAGACCTGTCTCTCTTCGGGTTTAACGGGGTCCTTGCGCGTACGGAGGGGAGGAAGCCCCGCCCTATCCGCCGGCAAAGGCACGAAGATGGTTCCGTCAGGGCGTTTACGCGACCGCCCTGTGATCAGGTAATACTCATGATGGTGTGCGTTGAAATACTTGTCGCAGTAGCGCTCCGGCCAGTGTGCCTCGACTAGCTGATCGTCGTACTGCCGATCCGTCCACGGGTCGTACTCGCGTAGGTCCCCGTATTCGATCTCGACCCTGATTTTCTTGCCGACATGCTGCGCCTTGGGGATACGGAAGGCGAGGCACTGCATGAACGGATCGACGCGATGCTTGACCGGTATAGGTTCGATCAATTCGAGCCGAACCATCGCCGTAAGCCATTCGTCGGCGATGATGCGGTGAACGTCGAGACGTTGAGCGACCTCGAATTCACCGTAGGTTTTGTCAGGTTCGAAGTAGCGGCAGAGGTGAGCGAAGAGACCGTGGACGGCCTCCCGCCAGATAACGCTCGGATCGTCCGAACCGATCATGTAAGGGGTGGGGCAAAGTTCGAACTCCGTAAGTCGTGCAGACGGCTGCACGGGTAGTTTGCGTAGAACCATTAGACCGGCCCCTAAGTCACTCGCGAGGCGATAAAAGAAGCCCCCGCAAGCTGTTGCTGGCAGGGGCTATTATAGCATAGAGGACTTTATTTGTACAAGCTATTTGCGCACGGAACGTCGCCTAAATACCGATTTTCGCATGGTTGCACGCCGTACAGTCCCCTGGGCTTGGGTGCCGGCGAGATGGGCGTTGTCGCGTGCGACCTCGGTGTCTGAGGGCGGATTGTTGTGCCCCTGCATCGGGTGTCGCTGCGGCACCGGACCTAGCCCGATCCAGGCAGCTTTCCTTTCCAGCAGAAATGCAACAGCGCCGCAGAGGCCGTCAGCCATATCCTTAGTGCCATTAGCACGGTGATCGATCTTATCTTTAGTGGGAGTTCGCTTGTACTCAAGACCGGCCAACTCCTGCTTGAGGAATTCATTGTTCGGCAGCAACAGCCGTTGCTCATAGATCGTGTCGCGCAGGCTGCGATAGGACTCCAAGTCTTCGACCGATCGGTAGTCGGTAAGGAACCCCTGTGTCTTGAGGATCTGGCGGGTGTCCACGCTCTGGAAGCCGTCCGTCGTGACCCACTTGATCGGTATCTTGTAACGATCCCGCATCATGAGGATGAAGCTGCGGATATGCGCGAACTGGATCTCCCCGCCCTTCGGCGGCACAACACGAAGAGAGCAATCCACGCCGATGACCGGCAGCAGGTGGCTCTCCTCGTAGCCGTTTACGGGGTCCACTCTCTTAACAAGCTTCTGGCCGGCAAGGTGAGCAATAGTGATCCCACAAGCATCCCGCTTAAGGCCGAGATCGATGTGAACTGTGCGAGGAGCATCAATGTCTGCTCGCAGTCGGTGTACATTGGGGTGCGGTATCCCAAGGGAGAAGTCGTATGTTTCCAGGTCGAAGGGGCTCTGGTACCCATGCTCGGCTCCCAGCTTCATGCACTCGTTGATGCGGTCGCGGTTCGTAAAGAACGGATTGGTAGACAGCGTAGACACGCCCGCGAAGTCGCGAATACACCCGTCCAGATCGTCCTTAAACTCATCGAGGAAGTCGAGCGGAACGTGAAGCTCCTGGCACTCGGGATCGCAGGCTTCGCCCTCTTCGAGGATCTTGGACCGCAGCGAGGCGTTACCAACCTGCACCCGGAAGTTCTCAGGCAGGAAGTTGTCGCGACCCTTGGACTCCCACACCGCCTTCGAATAAACATAGATGGTCGGGTCGGTGCCGCCGCACATTGCAGCTTCGGCCGCTTTCTTCTCGGTGAAGTCGTCGGGGAAGCGCGAGGACGAGATCAGGAACAGGATGCCCGGCAGCTTGCCGTGCTTGGCGAAGCGGGACTTACGGCGGCGGGCGATGTTCTGGTAGATCTGTTTCGCCTGATCGAACGCGCCCTGGTCGTCGGCGTGCTGCGACGTGGACTTGAGGATCTTCTGCATGAAGTTCACCTCGTCCAAGATGCCGCCGATGACGTTCATCGAAATGGCGCCCGTGGTCGAGGTTGCGACCGGCATGATTGTCACGTTCTGCTCACGGAAGATCATGCTCGACGTGATCAGCGGATCGTACGGGTAGGTCCGCTTGAAGTAGGGCGACTTGTTGATGACGCCGCCGAACTCTTCGAACACCGCCTTCTGCGCGGTAGACTTGCGGATCGATTGGATGGTGAAGATCAGCGACGATCCCGACTTGATGCCGAAGCTCGACTGCGGGTGCCGCATACAGGAGATCTTGTAAAGGCTGCGCGCCAGCATGAAGTTGCCGATGGTCGTCTTACCGCCGCCCAACGCGCCCTTGAGGATGACTTCGGTAAACTGGTCGGTGTCGATAGCCTCGCAGGCTTCGATCACGCCGGGATAGATCTCATCGCGCTTGAGCCCGAGATAGGTCCGCCCGTACATGAACTCGTCAATGGGGACGATCCTGCGACGGTAGGCTGTAAGCTGGATGAGCGAGGCGATATCACCGGTCTGTTCGAAGGTGTTGCAGCCGTCGAGCCAGAGGTCGCGCGTCTCCCGATCCTCTAGGAATTCCGCTTCCTCGCGGATTTGATCGAGCACCATTTGCGTGCGCTCGTCCAGAGAGAACCCGGTATCGGCCGGGCTGACCTTCGGGCGTGCAGACGGCTGCAAGCTGAGACCGGTCGCCTCAACGACAGGACCCCGCCTTTTGGGCGGGGGCACTTTACGGAGCGGCGGTTTGGTCGGGGGCTTGTCGGAGATGATGATCATGACTTGGCCTCAACCAATTGTCGCGTGAGGCCGTGAAGACGATCCTGCGTGTTCTGATCCTTCTTGATCAGGGCGAGGTTGTCGTTCACGTCCTGCGGAGTTGCCTCGCCCGAACGCCGCACAGGTCCGCCGGTCCCGCTGACCTTGCCCTGCGTCTTGAGCATGAGTTCTGCGATCTCGCCGAACGTCTTGATCTCGCGGTGCGTGGTGTCGAACAGCTTTCCCATCTCTTTTTCGTGACGGTAGTCGATGGCGATGCGCTCCTTCTGTAGACGGAGCATCTGAGAGAGGGCGCTCTCGACATCGATGTTCGGGCTGTTCGCATCCACGTACTTGTCGATGCTGTCAGGCTGGAAGTTGTCGATGTGGTCTTGGTGCAGGCGACGATACGTCCGCAGGGCCTCCGCGAACGTGCGCTCGTTGACTGTGATCCAGGCATTGTCCGCGAAGTGGGAGGCAATCTGGATGATCGGCACCCCCTCCTTGAGCGTCGCGAGCGCAAGCTGGTACTTGGGGTTCTCGACAACGAGCTTCACCATGTACCGTTCTTGCGCGTCCCGCTGCCGTTCGGAGGGGGAGCGAATGTCCTTGGAGATGCTGAGCTTACGCAGCGGCCGACGATGTCTTAGCATTGGGCTTCACCTTCGCGGGAGCTTGGACTGTACCGGACTTCTTCACGCCGCTCAAGTTCGGGCGGTTCAGCAGGTGCTTGAAGGCGTCCGCCAGGGTGATGCCCTTGTTGCGGCACTCCTCTTCGAGCGCTTTGACCTGCTTGTTGAGCGAGGTGTCGGTCTCGATGTAGTGGATCTCCTTGCCCCCGAAGTTGAACACGACAAAGCCGTGGTCGAGGTCGGAGCCATGGTTCTTGAAGATGTCGTTGAGCACGGACGAAAGGCCGTCCACCGACTTGATGCTCTCCTTGCTCTCTTCGAGCTTTTTCTTTTGCGAGGGCGTCATCGCCTTTTCGATGGACTTGTAGACCTTCTTGAACGCGTCCTCTTTTGTGAAGCCCATCTGCAACTTGAGCATGGACTCGTCCCAGCCACGCGTCTTGAGTTCGTTGTAGAGCTTCGTGAACTTCTCGGAATTGAGGTTGCCGCGCAGCCGGTTCCGGCGCACGAGTTCGATCTTGACCTTGTCCTCGTTCCAGCCCTTCTTGACGACAGCGGGGATGACCTTGAGGCCGAGGACTTTCGCAGCCTTGGCGCGGTGGTGACCCGAGAAGATCTGCCACTTGCCGGCGTGCGTGCCGCCCTCGATAGGAACGACTTGGATCGGCTCATCGAACCCGTCCGCGCGGATGCCCTCGACAAGCTGGTCGAAGGTTGCTTCGTCCTGCTCGTTCGGGTTGTCCTCGTGGCCGACCAGATCATCGACCGGAATGTCGAAAATTTCCAGGGTCGAACGCTTGAGCGGAGCCGGCTTCTTCGGCGCGACCTTCGGAGGAAGCTTCTTAGCGAGGGCCATTACTTGAGTGCTCCCAGGATGCGGGCGCCGAGTTGCGCCACGAGGGTTTCAACGTACTTCGGCTTGATCCCCATGTCCGGCCCGTGCTCTAGCAGGGCTTCGCGGTAGGCCGACAGTACGTCGTTGAGATCGTCAGGGGACATTAGGCTTTCCTCGTGGGGGTGAAGCGGCGCAGACCGGGCTTTGCAGCCGTCTGCAAGGGGATATCGATTTTCTCTTCCTGCGTTAGCGGGAGCGGAG